AGTCTTTGGCGGTGTCGGTACCGACGAACCACAGCTCGGCGCCGTTGCGTTCGGTCTGGCCCTTCCATGTCACGTCGACCATGGACGGGCGCTGTGCAATCACCGGCCTACCAGGCTTGCTTGCGCCCTTGATGGCGAAGATGTTGCGCCAGCGGCGAACGCGGCAGAACTGGTAGACCTCATCGGTGTGATGACCGCCGGAGTCGACACCCACGGCGAGAATCGCTAGACCCACACCGCAGGGATGCCGGTAACGAGCTTTGAGTTTCTCGTCCAGCACTGCCCAGGTGCGTTCGTCTGCCGGGTCGCCCCAGATGATCTGGTGGTCGACCACCCAGCGCTCCATGCCGACGCCGAAGCCCATCACCATCAGTTCCAGACGATTGGCCTGGACGTCGACGGCACCGGTCAGCATCAGCACACCGACCGGCATCGCGCCGAGGGTGTAATTCTCCAGCCGTGCCCGAGCGATCAGCACTTCCGCCTTGGTCTGTTCGAGTGCGCTGTCCCATACCTTGGCCAGACGAGTGTTGTAGAACACCTGCATCAGACTCGTGTCGCCTTGGGCCTGAGCTTTCTTGGCGTCTTCAAACTCCTCGGCAAGGCCGGCCCAATCCATCCAGCCGGTCGGCGAATACAGCGCGTTGAGATGGAAGCCAACAGTTTTGCCGTCGCCACCAGCATGAGCGCGCCACTCGCCTCGGGCGAGCATGTCGCTCTTGTGGTGTTCCTCAATGAGCACGTCGCATTCGGGTGCTGCGCACTCGTAATGCACAGTGCTGAGGTCCTTGCTGTAGTGCAGCCGCTCCCATTCCAGCACCTGCATATGACCGCAGGTAGGGCATGGTACGTAGTAATAACGCTGGTCGCTGGACTCGAACAGGTCCGCGATCCGCGAGGCGCCTTTGATCGTCGGCGAGCTGGAGAAGTAGATCTTGGCGTTGCGACCGAAGTTGGTGGCCCGCGTCTCTGCCAGCTTGATGGGATCACCCTCCTGGCCGACGTCATTCTCCCAGCGGTCGACTTCGTCGCCGTAGATATAACGCGCCGACAGCTCCGAAAGGTTAGCCGCAGAGCCCGCGGTGGTGACATACAGCGAGCCACCCTCGAATTCCTTGGTGTCCATCGTGTTGCGTGCGTCCCGCGAGCGGGTAGCCGCGACCCGCTCGCGCAGAACGGGAGTGGCTTTGATGGTCTTGCTGATCCTTCCCGACACGCGCTTGGACAGGCCGAGGCTAGGTAGCAGCGCCAGAATGTTCGACGGCGCCATGTGGATCAGGCCGCCCATCCAGTTCAGGGCGATCTGGGTTTTCATCAACTGCGAGGCCACCATGGTGATCACGCGTCTGCAAGGGTGAGCCGGCGACAGGCAGCGCATTGGCTCGCGGGCATAAGGTGTCCGTGAGGTGCGGTACTGGCCGGGCTCAGGGGCGCCGGTGTCACGCGGGATTCGCATGTACTCGTCGGCCCATTCGTCGATCCAGAGATCGGGGTCGGGGCGCAGTCCACGGAAATATGCCTCACGGTACACCTCTGCACCGTCAGGAAATTCCGTGTGCATGGGTTTCAGTCCGTTGTCATGGCGTGGTCAAGGTCCGCTGCTGAGAGGCGCTCGGCTTCTTCCAGCGTTCGGCGGAAGGTGGCGGTCAGGTGTTTTTCGATCAGCCAAGGATCGGTCATAGCCGCCAAGTCATGGGACAGCTGCGGTAGCGGACCGAACAGCTGATCGCGCAGCAAGCGGCCGGCGTTGTAGGCGCCGATTTCGACCGCTTCCTTGGCAACCAGTGAGCCCTGAGCTTTGCCCAGCTCAATCTCGGCCAGCTTGGCCATGTTGTGCTCACGCAGGGCGCGGGCCTTTTGGAAGTCGGGCTGCTTGCCATCGCCAGTGAGAACCTGCGGCGGCGCAGCCGTGGAAGTCGGCTCGGTCTGGGTGGACAGTTGGCTGTAAACGTCACGCTGAATCCGATCCTGCTGGTGTCGTTCGGCGACGGCGACCTTGCTCGGGTCTGCGGTGTCGCGAATCAGCGCTTCGGTGGCATGTACATCAACCTGTTTACCGTTGGGCGAAAGCACCAAACGGTTGTTGTCTTTCAGCCAGGTGATGTAACTCGGCGACCTGCCGAGCCGGGCCGCGAAGGCACTCTTCGACAGGTAGGTTGGTTCTGTCATGAGCCCTCCTTTTTCAACGTATTTCAATGAATCCTTTCAAGATTTCAATGATTGAAATTTCAGTAAGCTGGGGGCGTTCCCGCTAACACTTTCCCGCGGGTTTCCGACCCCGTACCCACCGAATAACCCCAGGGTCCCCGGCGGTTTCAGGCTGGCCCGCCCCCATTCGGCGGAACTTCGCACACGCCCAATCGCTTGGCGGCCCATCGTTCGTACAACCCAATGGCTACGTCCGCGCCGGCCATTGCCGTCAGGCAACCCAAGGCGCCCGCCGTCCAGATCGTCATGCCGGCAGCGATCATCAACATCATCGCCGACACCCCGCACACAATGCAGGCACCGGACCGAAGTGCCAGCCTGCGCAACAATGCCCAGCCTCGCGCCCCGTCCTTGTCGGCCCGCCACATTTCCCCCGATACGCCACCGACCAGGGCCAGAACGATCACTAACCAGATCGGCATTTCTGCCAGTGCTTGTTGCTCGCTTGTCATCGCCAACCCCTAAACGCAAAAACCCGGCGCAATGGCCGGGTTTGGTGGTTGGTGCGTGCCGCTCTCTGCGGTCGCACCTATCGAAGATGACTACTTTTTACAGGTCGATTCCGGTGGCAGCAACCCCGGTTTAATGCCACCCAGTGAATAAGTGGCCAATGTGGGGTGAACGTCTAGCGAATGTAAGCGAATAACTCACCACGGCATTCTGTTGTTTCGGCGGCGTCCCATCTGTCCCACCTATTAGAATTGAGGTGGGACGCCTGAGAGCGCCTAGATTCGGGGCTTAGCCCCACCGTCCTACTTATTTATCTATTTTCTCGTGTAAAGAGAGAAATTTATAAACACGCTTGCGCGTGAAGCGCGCGTGCATTGTGTCTGCTACGCATATGCGGGCGGGTGACGTTGCAAGGTGGGACGGTGGGACAGCCCAGCAAAGACAAGGCCCGCACCTGTCCCACTACGCCAAAACATAGTGGGACAAGGCGGGCCGGTGGGACAGCAACTGCCGGAGCCATGCCTGCGGTCAAGCAGCCACCCCCATCAACACGCCCCAAATAACCAGATGCGCCTCGTGAAGACGCTGATAATAAGTGTCACGCCCGCAGCCGCAGTGCGCATAACGCAAACGCATGTCGATATCGAGGGTGCAGTAGTGCTCTCGCACAACCGTCACCAGCTCGGGCGCGAGGTGCTTGTTCACGATAAGTTCGATATCCAACGAGCTTTCCAACGGCGCACGGAATGCACGCCGCCCGCGGATTAACTGGCCGTTACTCTCCATCATCATCGCAACCATGTTTCCACCGGCCAGACCGCCTTTCGAATGGTCGGAGTGCAACTCCCGAGCCCATAACTGAAGCAACGAATCGATCTCCTTAATCATCGAAACAAAGCTCCTCGGCAACGTCTACTTCCAATTCAGGTGCCTTCCCCCAGTCCGCAGGCTTCTTGTAGCCCCACAACCGCTGCCGACTCTTGGTCATAGCGCCGAGCCTGTAACGCCTCCAGCCCAGCCGATGAAGGATGGCACCGACGCGCATCTGCTCTGGCTTCCCCCAATGTCCCGGGTCGAGCTTGAGTGCCTGTGTCAGCACCTCACTGCCGGTCGTGGTCTCACCAATCTGCGACTCTTCCAACCAGGTCAAGATTGGCGTTTCCCATTCGTCCACTACGAAGCGCTCGTCCTGCTCCTCCGCGAACAATGCGGCCTCGTCCAGCGTTACCCACCAAAGGTCGCCCGCGTCGTAGCAGAACACCGCCTCAGCCCACAGCTGATCGCGGATCGAGCGCAACAACTCCAGATCGACTTTGGTACACGCCACCGGCCAGTAACGGCGGTTGCCGGTGGCATCTTTGAGGTACTCGTCCTGGTTCGTTGTACCCACGAAAACACACT